AAGTTTTGATCTAGTGTTAAATCATATCCAGCAGCAGTTTGTGTAACAGCAGTAATAGTATATTTAGTTGCATTACCAGCAATAGTAAAAGTTTCTTGTATAGCTGGTGCAGAAGTAAATCCATCTACAGATAATGAGTTTCCAGTTTGACTAGCTCCATTTACTAAAGGTGTACCTTTTTGAAATACAGTAGTAGTAGTAGAACAATCAAGAGTAATACTATCATCATTTGCATATCTTTCTAAAAAATATTTTGTACCAGAAGGAACTACTCTTTTTACTATAACAAATAATTGATCATTTAATGCAGCTATACTATGATATTTATCTCCAGTTTGTGTTTCCCACATAGTCCAACCAGCTATTTTTTCATCACGAATAGAATGAAATACAGCTATTTTACCATCATCATTAGATCCACTATTTAAGAAAAAAGCAAATTGTTCTGGTTTAATTTCATTACCAGTCATCATTGATAATTGTTTTGGTGTATCAATTAAATGAGAAGCTAATACAGATACACTTGTAGATCTATATGCTTGTTCAATATCTGAAAAAACATATTCTCTAATTGCTTTACCATTTTTTTGACTAAACAAAGAAGCACCATCAAAAGGTATTGGCGCAGCTCTATTGCAGCCATAAGGTGTTTGTCTTAAAAATGCTATACTTGCTGGAGTAATTGCAGCAGACTGTGATGATACAGGTACATAATATTCACCACTATCTGTAAATATTTGTAAGTTACGAGAAGATAATAAATGCCTTACTTCATTTACTTCACCACTTGCAATAGATACATTAATTGCTTCATTAGCTAATCCAGTTCCTAAATCAAAATTAAAATAACCTCCAATTTGACTTGCAATAATTGCTGAAGGTTTATCTCTTACTCCTCCAAACCATAATCTATTATCATGGAAACAAACAGCTTGAGGATAACCTCTAGGAACAGAAATAAGTTCTTCTTCCCAATCATATAAAGGCCCAGTTCCTGAAGCTACTGTTTCAATAATTGTTCCTGTTACTACTGTTGGACTTGTATACCCAGTTATTTTAACTTGAGATCCATCTATTTTTAAATAATGATTTACATAATCTGCTGTAAAAAAACCACTAGACGCTGTAATTGTTCTACCTGTTCCTGTTGCTGCTGTACTTAATGTTAATGTTACATCATGGCTTTCATATTTATAAAATGGTGCATGAGTTTTATATGCACCAGAAACTACCACATCTTCATCTTCTTCAAATTCAAATTCAGAAACACTAAATGTACTTGCAGAAGTTCTTTTAATTTGAATTGAAGGATTATTTCTATGTGTAATAAAAACAGTATCACCAAACTGTGCAAAATTTAATTCAAATAATTGAGCAGTAGTCCAATTACAATTAGAAGTTATATTAGATTGTATTACAGCACCACTATTAGAATAAACATCAAGTCTATTATTTGATAAAACAAATATTGCAACCTCATCATTAGAAAATATAAATGGAATAATTCTACATTCTGCTGGCATTGTAGCCATATACTCAGTAGCTGGTCTACGCATTACTCCACCTTCATCTAATAAATACCAGTTGCGTACTTGTTTACCACCTTCAAAATATGCTTTAGCATCAGTTCTTGCATTAAGGAGATTATTAATTTCTCCAGCAGAAAAATTTGTATATACTTGTCTTACTTTTCTAGGCATTATCCGACCACAAGTCCACTACGACTGCTTCTTCTTTCTGTTATAAATCTATCAGTAGAAAGTGTTTTAGTAGTAGTTTCTTGTGAGTCAGTGTTTTTAGCTATTAGCATTTGTCTTTCACTTAGTTGATCAAACTCTCTTACTAAAGCTGCGTCTCTTGCTACTGATCCACCAAAAATACTAGCTAGTTTATATTCTATTGCTAATCTAAAATGAGGAGGAAATTGATCTTCACTTTGTCTAAAAATATAATCCATAATTACTGTGCTTTGAGATCCAAAACCATCTAAATAAATTTTATCTTCGTATCTGTTATATTGTATTAATGCATCATTAACTGTAACTGCTAATATTTTTAAACATTCAGGATTAGCTGGTATTTGATATGCATATTCAAATCTACCAGTAGGAGAATCTGCTAATAAAGATAATTGTTGTTGTCCTGTTGCAAATCTCCAATTATGTCTAGTTAAACTAGATTCAATAATTTCTTCGTATATTGTGTTAGTTACGTTAGCTTCTGTTGTTCCATCAGTAAATGAAGCAATAGGATTTGCTCCTATCATTACTAATGCTCTTGAAGCTATATCTACTTTGGTTACTGCCATACATTACTCTCTAGGTAGCATTATACTTAAATTTTTTCCTTGTATTTGATTAATTTTATATTTTTCATTTAAATAAGAAACAATATTAGTAAATTCTTTTTTTCTTTTTTGAGGATCATCTGAAACAACAATAGATTCTAACATATCCATATTTATTCTTACATCATCTATTTCTTTAGGATTTAAATGTCTTGGTGACATAAAAGTATTTTTATTTTTATCACCAGTTAAATTAACTTGTATTTGTCCATCTGGCATTTTTTTATATGTATAGGATACTTTACTTGCAGAAGCTAAAACAGAAGTTCCTAATGTTCCAGCTATAATACCACTTATAACTGGTGCTTTTTCTACTGTTTTATTAATTTTTTTATTTAAATCTTTAACTTTAGTTTTAGTTTTATCTATTGTTGGTTTGGCTGCTTTAATAGCTTTTTTTCCTGTTTGTGCTGCACTTGCTCCTACACCAGCAATAATATCAGGTGTTTTCATAATTTTTCTTGTTGCTTTATCTGCGTCTATTGCAGCTTTGTTAGGATCTATAGCTGATTTAAATTTTGCATTAGTTAATTCTTCTTTTACTTTTTTTTGTTTTATTCTACGACCTTTAGTTTCTAAATCTTTTTTTTTCTTTTTGGCAGCACTTATAGCTTTGCCAACTATTTTTTTACCTACACCTACTGCTGCACTTATTGCCATAATTTTTTCCTATTTGACTAGAGGGGGATAAACCCCCTCATAGTTGTTAATCTCCTTATGCAAGAGCTACTGTTGTTACAGTAGTTGCACCTGTTTCAGAAGTAACTGTTATTACGTCCATTTCGTGAGTTCCACCTACACCGATTGAACAAAGGATAACATCACCTTTGCTTAATTCTTTGTAAGCAGAATTGAAATAGCCAGAAGCTACAACAGCTGCCTTAGCATCACCATCAGTATAAAACCATAGTGAGTTTCCAGCACCAGCTCCTGATATTTTCTTAATCGGATTTGAAGTTTCGTATGCCATTATTTATCTCCTATTCCGCACACTTCTGTACTCTAATACCATTAGTATCAATTAGAATTGATCCCATAGATAAGTAAGAAGTCATTAAGTGAGATACCTTTTCAGGTATGTAGTTTACTTCAGTTCTAACTTCAGATCCTACACCTAGACCCATTGATGACTTGTGCCATGCAATAGTGTGTCTATCAGTAGAGCCAGATGAATCTAGACCAGAATGTACAAATACTAAGAAACCTAAGAATTTTTTCGCTGTGTAATTCATACCAGAGAAAGGTAATTCGTTAGATCCAATGTATTCCATTCTTGACCATTGATCATCATCAAGTAAGTTAGACCATTGATTAGGGCCGATTGCCCAGTATCTTGAGCCATCATCAGGAACATCATTAGTTCCGAAAAGCGCTTGCATTTCTTGGAACTTATCTACGTTCATGTCAGTTGCTACAGTACCACCTTGAGCACCAGCATTGTTAGCTAGTGTAGTAGCAGAACTCATAGCATCTGTAATGATAGAATCAGTTTTACGACCAAGAGCATATGCTGCATTATTTGCAACAACTGATCTTTCGTCAATATTGGTTTTAAGCTCGTCTAGTTTGTCTACGTAATCAGACGCATAGAAATCAGCTAGAGTTGCAGTTACATTTGTGTGAGAAATGTTCATAGCAACTACTTCTGCGTGTCTTGCTTTGCTTGTAGCTTCACCTGTTCCAACTTTTTGGAATTTTACAGATTCACCACTTACTCCGTTTACAGTACGCACTAGGCTTTTTAGCTTACTACCCATTCTTTGATATGCCATATGCACTTCAGCTTCGAACTGAGTGATAAAAGCATTAGTAATAGAAGCAGACATTTTAACCTCCGTATGCTTGTTAAGTTTACCTAGATTGTCTCACAGGAGTTTGATATGTTATCTTTACAGGCATATCTAAGGCCTTAGAGGTCTATTTATTCTTTACTGACATTTTTTTTAAGATTTTTCAACTCACAAATATCAACAACATTTTCTTTAGGAATAACACAAGTATCACCAATATCTGTATCATTATATGTCATGTATAAAATTAATACATCATCATCATCTTTTAAGACATATCCTTCACTATAATTTATAGCTGGTTTTAATTTTTTACCCTCAATAGGATCTAGCCATTCAGCAAACGATTGTGCATCACGCCAAGTAGCTTTAACTCGCCTTTTGATTTCCGTAGTACTTTTCATATAAGTTACTTACTTTATTAATATAAGCTTGATCTCTATCTCCATCTTTCCAATATCGAGGATCTTTCATCATAGATCTAAGATCATCTAAACTAGGAGCAGCATCAATAGCTGTTTCAGTTTGTGGTATTGGTGCATCTTTATTAAGTTTCATTATTTCTTCTAATGCTTTTACACCTTTAGCTGTACTAGCAAATTCAGATATAGCATCATAGGAATCAGTAGATAAATTTTTCTTACTCCATAAATCAGCAGCTTCTATTCTTGCATTTGCATTTTCACCTAATAATTGTTTTTCATTTTCAAGATCAGGTAAACTTCCTATCTCATTATTAACAAAAGCTTCTATACCTGTATTAAATTGATCTTGAGATAATCCAGCTTCTTTTGCAGTTTTTTGCCACCATTGTAATAAAGGCATTTCAGGATCAATATCCATTTGTACATTTTCTGGTATTTCAGGCATACTGATTTCATAGTTTTCAGGAACTTTAGCTTTTAATTCATTAGCTATATCTTCTCTAATTTGCTTAGATAAATCTTCTGTTCTTGATCCTAATTTTTTTTCTAATGAATTATAACTACTGGATAGTTCTTCTATATTAATTTCATTAGTATCTTTGTTCCAAAATTTATCTTGAACAAAATCTGGTTTAGAGCTTTCTTCTGTTTGTTCTGTTTGAGTAACTACTTCTTCTTCCATTCTTTACCTCGCTTAATTCTATTTTTAATTTGTTGCAGCATAAATCGTTGTCCTTCTAAATGCCATAATACTCTACTATCAGCAGTAGGATTTACTGTAGTATTCATAACAATACTATCAAAGTATTCCAATATTTTTTTTCCGTCAGGATCAGAAAAAACTGCAGCAAATATTTGATCTATTTCGCTAGTATCTTTTTTATTGTCCTTCTGGCGATTGACTAGGGATTCCCAACTCATTTTGTGCCATATTAGACTGTTGTGCCATGTTTTGCAACGATTGAATTATTTGTTGCTGCTCTTGTGGATCTCGTATTAATTTTTCTGGTAATCCTAATTTTTCTGCTAAATATCTAGCTACTTCATCTTGTTTAACAATCATATTAAGAATTTGTGGGCCAAATGTTTGAGCTAGTATTGCATTAAAATTATTAACTACTGCAACATCTTGTTGATGTTGAGCTTGAGCTAATGGTGATTGAGCTATGACAGTTACTTCTCTATTATCAATTTTTGGAATTGCTATTCTACCTTGTTTAGATAATATTCTAATTACTCTACGAAGTAATGGTGTTACAAATTCTGATTGTAGTCTACCAAATGATGATCCAATTTGTCTTGATAGATCTGCCATTCTTTCAGATACTTCAGTAGCAGACATTGGTGTACCTTCTGGTCTACCTAATGTTTCCATGTATAATGCTTTCTTAATATTTTGACGCATATCAGCTAATATTAATTGAGCTACATCAAATCTACCAGCACCAGCTAAAGGTGTAAGACCTCTACTATTTGGAGCTACAGGAATTAAAGCACCTGGCACAAGATTTATATTATCAGGATTAACAACACCATCATCTTCATAAGTATATATTCCACTAATATTCATTTGTGCATTTTGTAATATTAGTTCTACTGTAAGATTAGTTGTTTTAATTGCAGCCATGCTATTAAATACAGGCCCTCTTCCATAAACTTCACCTGATCCTTTATTCCATCTAAATACAATATAAGGATTGCTACCAACTCCATCTAATTCTTTTTCAAAAATAATTTCTTCTTCATTCATACAAGCAACACAATATTTATATTTTTCTGTGTTTGCTTCATCGTAAATTTTGTAAACACCTTCTACAATATTTGCTTTTTTAGTTTCATTATTCTCAATAGCTTTTAACATCTTTTCAGACATTTCTGCTTTAGGATAAGCAGTCATTAATTGATTATATGCTATCTGTCTTTTTCTAAATACTGTATCTACTTTATTATCTGGCCCATTGTTTAACATTACTTTAGGCAAAGGAATTGCAGTAAATTTTATAGGATTTAATGCATCACCTTCTTCTACTAGCATTACACCAGTGCCAATAGCACAATCCATAAATGCTTCATGTACTTCTTGATTAAAGTTTGATCCAGCTAATATTTCAAAAACATATTTAGTTATCTCATCTAATGCTTCATTAACTGCTGGTCTTTGATCTTCTGGTATATCAGTACCAGCTTCAAAGTTTGCCCATCTGCCATAAGTAGGAACTATACCAGCTTGTAATCTACTAGCAAATTCTTGAATACCTACTACTGCAGTTTCATCAAATATTTTATCAGTACGTCTTTCGCCTATTGTTTCTTCATAAAAAGATTCTCTTGAAGGCATTGTATATTCATATGCTTCTTCATATTTATCTTTCCAATGATCAAAGATTGTTTCTGCATCTTGATACTTTTTAAAAAAATTTTTAAATTTATTATCAGTATATCCTGATGAAATATTTTTTTCTGCTACTGGTATAAATGCCATTATAATCCTCCAACCATTCTACCTTCTATTGTTCTTTTTCTTCCACCAAAAAATGTTCTTGATCCTTTTACAGCTGCTTCTTTTCTAGCTATTGCAGCTTTTCTATTTAATGCTTGTTGTACTGCTGCAGCTTCTCCACTTTCTGCCTGTGCTTTAGTATCTTGTATTGTTGCATCAGAAGTATCTCTTGTACTTGGACTAGCTGCTGCATAAGATGTAGAACTTTGTAATGCAGTATTAAAACTAGTTACATAATCTGAATATCTTTTTTTATTATAATCCATAAATGCTGCACCCATTAATGGAATACCCAAAGTTGCCATAGCTCCTGTTGCAATCATTTGTAATCTTTTTTGTGATTCAAACATTTGTTTAGAAATAGGTATTTGACCCATAATAGTTGATTCACCACTACCCATAGAAGCACCCATTACAGATCCAGTTCCTGATATAATTTGATTATTTACAACATTTTGAAAACTTCCTGTTTCAGGATTGTATGTTCCCATACCAGCTTCTGCCATTCTTTTTTTAGCTGATTCAGATGCAGCTTTTCCATACATTTGAGGGTTAGGTGCATTTGATGCAACATATCCCATTTGTGGGCCACCAATACCTCCTACTGCTGTTAAACCAATATCTTTTTTTACTTGTTTAGAAATTTGATTAGCTTGATTATTATTATTGTTATTACTTCCACCTCCTCCTCCACCAGAAGATGAACTTGTACTTGTATTACCGCCCATTATTTTTCCTTACCTTCTTGATAAAATCCTCTACCACCAGCTCTTGAGAATAATGATCTCATTCCAACCATACCTTTTTCTTTTCTTTTTTTTAATTTAGCTTCTTTTTTTTCTAATTCTTCTTGTTCTTTTAATTCTTCTTTTCTTCTTCTTTCAATATCTTCTCTAACTGCTTTGTCTGCAGCACTTTCTTCATACTTTGGTTTTCTAAATGCACCCATAATTATAGTTCTATTTCACACATTCCATTCTTTTTCAACGCACAATATAGCTGATTAGGTGTAAATATCCAAAACCTAGACCAACCTATCATTCTTTGCACATAACTAACGCAGCTATGTTCTTTAATCCATGATCCCATAATAACTGGGAATTTAGATACTTTATTCTGTACTGGCACTTTCAATATGTGTCCATTCTTCATTTGTATTAATCTAAATATTTTATCTACTTCTTGTTCATCAAGTATTTCTATATTTAATTTACCAAATAAATATTCTGCTATTAACCATATTTTTTTTTCAGGATCATATCCCATTACTCCACAATGTTTAAAACCTTTTTTAAAAAATTTAGTATGCCTATGATAATCTCTATTTTCGTAGAAATATACTAACCATTCATTCTGTTTTGCCATACACTTCTTCTTTTTTTATTACCAAATATATTCCAACCTCTAGTCTTAACTACTGTTGGATTTTTAGCTTTACCAGATATTAATTGTTTACCTTCACCAGCTCCTAATAATAAATATTGTAATGCGTCATGAACATGGGAATATCTATTTTTCATTGGCTTTTCATCATATCTATCACCTGAAGTCTGCATTCTTCTGTAGAAATAACCACCATTAAATCCTTTTTTAAGATTAATACATCTATGATCTACTAAGAAACCAGCAGATCCTTCTACTAATCTAGCTAATGAAGTTTCAACAGCTTCTATTCTAAGAGCTACATCATTACTATGAGTAGGTTTACCCATTATGCCATTTTGTCGCAGTATTTGAAATGGTGTAGTTTCATCTGTTTGAGCTCTAAAATCTCCAGCTGGATCACCAAATACTTCTATATCTAAGTTTCTATAATTCTTTGCAAATTCATATTTTAATAATTCACTAAATCTTGCAATACCCATATCAAAACAAACTAACTCCTGAAGTATTATCCATCTACCATTAGGTAGCTTTTGACCGAACACTGCAGCTGGTGTTAGTCCAAAGTCAATACCAACAAAAACTGTTGTTTGAGCCGGCTCTAGATCTTCTTTTGATAAATGTATTTCCATATTCCAGTTAGGATATACTGGTTTACCTTCTTCTAAAGATCCTAGTTTATTCATTACATAAACATCAATCCACCCTTTCATCTTACCTTTAATAATATTGTTATAATAATCTTGTGTAAGATTGTTTTGATTTTCACATTTACTATTTCTTTTATATCCTTTGAGTGTACCATCTTTATTTTTATCTTCTAATAAAGCAGATGGCTGCGTATAAAAATTCCAGTTCTCAGGCTTCACTAACATTAAAGCTTCATCTCTTGAAAGATGATCTGGTACTGGTACATCACCAGCCATAATAGGCCACCAATGATCTTCTTCTGGTGCGTTTGTATCTGCAATAACTCCATACCAAGAAGCACCACCATCACGCATACTAGGATATCTACCTACCCTCATAGTACAAGCGTCAATAATGCTCTTAGGAAGCTCTCTGGCTTCGTTTACCCATACACCTGTTAGTTCTAATGATAAAAGCTTTTTAACGTCCTCAGGCCTATCTAAAGCTAAGAATATGACCTCTAATTCTAGTTCACCTACATTTATTCTATGCGTATAAGGTACTGACCATGAAAATACACCCCATTCATTCTCAGGAAACCAATCTAACCATGTCTTGATAGTAGTTGTTTTAAGTTGGGGATTAGTATTCCGAATAACTGCCCATCTACTTTTTCTTTTTCCTTGAGCATTTTTCTCTTGTTGGAGAGCTCGTCTAAGTACTTCAATAGCGCAAGCAACAGACTTGCCACTTCCTACTGGCCCTCGTAAACCTCTAAAAAATTCATTGCCCTTTAGAAAGTTCTTTAAGGTATTGCCATCTGGTTTGTAACTTAGCTGTGCCATTTATACCAGATTCTTGTCTATCGCTTCTCTTAGCAATTTTTCTCTGACTTTTGGGCCAAGGCTTTCTATCAATTTGTCGCATTCCCTGTCCGTTACTGAAGCTTCGGGAAGGAATTTTAGATGTACCTTTCTTACGATCTGCCTTAGCTTCCGTCTTTCTGCTAGAGAAATGTTGAACAGCTGCCTGTTCTCCAGATTCGTTACGTCGTCTGTTTTGTCTATACTCATACAAAAACTCCTTAAATAAATCCCAATCAAGATATACCATTGGGTTAGAAAAGTCTTTCTTTAATACTAAAAGATCAGCAGATCCTTTCCATTTATCTAATTGGGCGAAGCCCTCGCCATTTTTTCTAGCTTTGACTTCAATGTTAGTTCCCTGAAATAGGTCAGATACTTGAACATCATGAGGGAACGCAGCAATAGCACCAGATAAAGGTTGTCGCCTGGCATTAAACCCTTCAGCTTGAAAGAGTTTTACTATTTCGTTCTCTACTCTAGTACCCTTTCTTTTTGCTTTGCTTGACAACTTTCATTCCTTTTTTCTTTGCTGTTTCTTTTGCTTTTTTCTTTCCAGCAGCAGTATATGGAAATTTCATTTTACCAACTTTAGGCATTTTCGACCTCACTTTCTTTACTGACTTTAGACTTTAAAACTTGACTACGCAATACTATTCTATCTTCATAAGCTTTATCTAGCTTATTTATTAATACATTATTTATTTCTTTAATATCTTTTACTTCTTCTTGAAGTATTCTTACAGTAGTCGTTAAATCATCAATAGTCATAGTTTTCATTCCTCGTTGTTATAAAATTTTTTTAGGTAAACTACAACTATATTAGAAATAAAATATTATTTCAATTCACTTACTAACAGTTCCACGCTCTAAGTGATTTATTTATTCTAGAATCAGGATCTCTTGCTGTTTTTGCAGAAGTCAGTTTCTTTTTCATACCTTTCATTCTAGCACAGAATGATTTTCTTCTCTTATTGCCCTTTTTCTTGGAAGGGGCTTTAAGATTGCCACCAGTAGCTCTGTTATAACTAGCTCTACCTTTGGCATTTAATCCACCTTTTGGATTCTTTCCTTCTTTTCTTTGCCATGCTGGAGTTGCCATTAAAAACTCCTAAACTTTTTTACTTTAGCTGCTATACTTTTAGGCTGCTTAGACACTTGTTTGCCTTTTTTCTTTGTTTTTCTTTTAGCAGCAGTAGTTCTAGCGTATTCACTAGGAGATAAAGCTTTAATAGCAGCACTTGGCAAATATCTTTCCCCTGTTTCAGAAGATTTTTTACCAGATTTGGTACGCCATTTCTGTTTACCCCATGCTTTTAGCGATTGTTGTGACCTTGCTAAAGCCATTATCTATATCCACCACCAGCAGCTTTATATCTTTTGGCTAATAGCTGTGCTTTTCTAGCAGACCATTGTCCAGCAGCAGTACCTTGTACAGCAGATGACTTAATGGACTGAAACAGTCTTTTTCTAAGAGTAGGCTTAGTATAGTTACCAGCCTTATTTACTGTACTTTTTTTCTTCATAATTTTTATTGCCTTGCAAGGCGTGAGAGAAACCCTCTCTTGGTTTATCGTCTAAAGACATTTTACCTTAAATCTTAGAAATATTTTTGTCTACGCACATATGTTTACTTTTTTTAACTCTGTTGTGTGTATGACATCTTTACCACTAACCACTTGTTAGTTTTTAACCCCCACCCTCTCGTTCTAGCTAAGATCGATACTAACCTTTATATCTCCGACTACTTGGTGATTAACTTTGTCTGGTGTACGTAATCCAACTCTATCTAGTATATCCTTACTCGCTTCTAGTTGTACGTACTCTGATTTAGCATTGTTACTAAGTTGTACTAACTTATTACTTGCGGTGACAGCACCTAGACCTATCGTTCTTGACACACATTCCATCATGTATCTCTGTACTTTTGGAAGTCGTAATGTACGAGAAGCACTTACCCTAGCTGATTCTCTACTGACTTTTGTTGAATATCCAGCCTTTTCTGCTGCTTCAACTATACTACAACCTGTTGATACGATGGTATCGACAAGAGCCTTCTGTTTATCTGTTAATTCCGTATTATCCGTCATCTTCGTTATCGTTGGATAATTGTAATCATTGATAAAATCATGTCAAGTATAATCAACACAGTGTGACAATATGGAGCTAATCCAGCTCTCGCTAAAGTGCAGCCAAGGTCTGCACCCTAAAGGGCTTCGATCTGGGCTAAAGAGAATAAAAGAATAAAAATAAAGAATTAAGAATAAGAATATAATAACAATAATAGAAAGGATAAATAATGATAATAATAAATATGATAATGTTAATATATATAATTATTAAAATAAGATGGATCGCTGAAACGGTCAAATGCCATACAAGTAAAACCAAGTAAAGATGCGAAT